TATTGCAGCCGTTGTTCACGATAAAAGGATCAAAATTACCGCAGACGAATACGAAATGCTCAAAGCTGCAGGGACAAAGGTCTACAAAAGAACATTGACCAATGAATTTTTCAAAGCTGGAGATATTGAATTGCAACTAGGGCTAGGCAGAGTAGGGAAGCCAAGTCTGTTTGCATTATCTCCCAGTGGGTTTGAAAAATCGTTTGGCTATACTAAATACACCCCGGCGGGTTGGTCTAAATTACGAACGGTCCTCACTCACGAGTTTGGGCACGTATTAAATCCAGAACGCCCGGGCGATTTATCTGAAATTGAAAAGGGGATAGCGAAAAATATCTCCACCTATGCCCTAACCAATACTAACGAAATGAAAGCTGAAGCCTTCGTAAAATACGAGGCTGGCTTGTCGTCCTCCGAAGAGAAAAAACTAATATCAGATATTTTGCCTGTTTCTAAACCTTCCCCCATTCAAGGTAATACAGATGTTTTCTTCTCCATCACCCAACCCACCGCTGAACAGCTCGTGGCCATGGTGGCAACTGAGCCCATCACTATCGGGCCCGAAGGCAAGCTGTTACTCGAGGAAATCTTCTCCACCTTGGCTGCTGGCAAGGAAGACCTCATCCGTCAGGCCATTCGCCACGGGATGGTAGAAGGTCAGACAATTGAAGAAATCGTTCGCAGGCTGGTTGGTACCCGAGCCAACAAGTTCATGGACGGAATCATCGAGCGGAACCGCCGCGCCGCGGAGGCCATGGTCCGGACCATCGTGCTCAACACCAGTAACCGAGCAGCGGACATGGTTTACGCCAAGAACACTGACCTCATAAAGGGGTGCCAGCGCCTCGAGACCCTGGATCGCCGGACCTGTCTGTATTGCATGAAGATGGACAAGATCATGCTACCCGTGGAAGGTGGGCCGCGACCCCCTTCGCACATCAACTGCCGGGGGTTCGTCACACCTGTGCTCAAGTCCTGGAAAGAACTCGGGGTGCCCATAGGCGAAATGACCGATGGCACCCGGGCCAGTATGGACGGACAGGTCCCTGGAGATATGACCTACCAGGAGTGGTTGAGGGCTCACCCTGACAACGCAGAAGCCGCATTGGGTAAAGCAAGAGCAAAATTATTCTTAGATAAGAAATTGGATATATCCGCTTTTACTTCTGATCGAGGTAAAGTAATAACTCTAGCTGAACTTTATGCTAAATAACGAAATAATTCTGCTTAAATAAATTTCAGGTCGTAAATAAAACGTATATTTTTGTGAAACTGCCGCTTATAATACCCGCAATTCTTTTTATGCAAGAGTAACGGGCGGATGCCCAAAGAAACACCAGAACGGCCCGCGGATGCGGACAAAAACAGGGCGGATGCCCAAGGAGAAAATGAAAATGGCACTTACACTGAAGATGGATGGCAACGGGCACGTAATCGTGAAGGACGGGAAACCGGTCTACACAGACGAGGACGGAGGCGAACTCGCTTTTGACGCTGACCAGATGCGCGGTAAGATCGCTGAAATCGGAGCGGAGAACAAGACCTTCCGCCTGCGGAACAAGGAACTGGAAGACAACCTGGCAAAGTTTGGAGATGTGGACCCCGACGATATCGAATCTTTCCTGAATACCCTGGAAGAGCTCGGCGGCCCGGATGGGATCGCAGAACTGCAGAGCAAGGGTAAAGTCGATATCGATGCAATCAAGCGCTCTGTGGCGGATGCCTACGAGACTAAACTCGCTGAAGCAGAGGTCAAGAACCAGAAGCTTACTGCTCGCGAGCGACAACTGCTGATTGGCAATGGGTTTGCTACTTCCCAGTTCTTGAGCCAACAGACCAACCTGCTGCCTGACATGGCCGAAGCCTACTTCGGAAAATTCTTCCGAGTCGAAGGCGAAAAGGCCGTTGCCTACGTTGGAGACAACGTGATTTTCAGCAAAGAGAAGCCTGGTGAACCCGCCAGCATCGACGAAGCCCTTTCCGTTCTGATCAACCAGCATCCCCAGAAAGACAGGCTTCTGCTTTCTACAGGGGGTGGTTCCGGTGCTCAGGGTGGCAGCGGCGGAAAATATAACCCAGTATACGACGGAATGTCTCCGGTAGAGCGGCTCACTGCCGCACGGGCCGGGGGTTCCAAAACCTAACCCCCAAAAGGAGAACAAATCATGGCCTTGACTCTGGTCGAAGCAGCAAAACTGAACCCCGGTGACGTTATCAAAAACGCCATCATCGAGCTCTACGCCGGATCGTCCGACATCCTGATGAATCTGCCGTTCGAGTCCATCAGCGGAAATGCCATGAAGTACAACCGGGAAGGCTCCCTTCCCGGTGTTGGCTTCCGGGGCGTCAACGAGGGCTACACCGCCTCAACTGGTGTCCTCAACCCACTCACGGAAGCACTCGTCATCGCCGGCGGAGACCTCGACGTTGACAAATTCATCGTCGACACAATGGGTGCTAACCAGCGCTCTGTCCAGGAGGCCATGAAAGTTCGCGCTCTGTCCCTGGCCTGGACCCAGAAGTTCATCAAAGGGGACAGCATGAATGACCCCCGCGAGTTCGACGGCCTCCAGACCCGCGTCGCGGGCTCGCAAATCGTTGATGCTGGCGCCACTTCCGGTGGAGACGCACTCTCCCTCCTGAAACTGGACGAAGCAATCGACCAGACCCTTCAGCCCACCCATCTGATCATGAACAAAGCCATGCGGCGTCGCCTCACGGTGGCCGCCCGGACTTACACCATCGGCGGATTCATCACCTACGACAAGGACGCCTTCGGCCGCCCCATCACCAAGTACAACGACCTCCCGATTCTGGTAGTGGACCTGGACAACGCACAGGCACCCATCCTGGGCTTTACCGAGGCGTGTGCCAGCGGCACCGCAGCTGGCACTTCCATCTACATCGTCTCAATGGGCGACGGGATGCTCTCCGGCCTCCAGAACGGCGGGGTTGATGTTCGTGACATCGGCGAACTCCAGACTGCCCCTGTCTACCGCACCCGCGTTGAATGGTACAACGGCTTCGGCGTATTCAATGGCCGGGCAGTTACCCGTCTCCGCTACATCAAGGATGCCGCGGTCGTAGTCTAACCCTCAACAAACTGATACCGGCGGGTAACACCGCCGGGACAAGGAGCGTATCATGGCAAATCAGTATTCCCAGTATACCTATGACGAAGCAACAAAAATCCGCGCCGCTGGTGCAGCCATTACTGCCACCGAGACCGGTTCCATTGTTCTCGACCTGGGCGACGCAGCCATCCTCGAAGCGGACCTGGTTGTTGACGTGACAGCCATCGACGTAGCCACGGGGGATGAGGCCTATACTCTGATCCTTCAGGGTTCTTCCGACCTGGGCTTTGGCACTGCCGCCAACATCGGCGTCCTGGCCATGCAGAAAATCGGTGGCGCAACTGGCGCGTCTCCTCAGGGAACTGCCGACACACTGGGCCGGTTCGTCATTCCTTTCCGGAATGAGCGGAACGGGAAGACCTACCGGTACATTCGCCTCCAGACTGTGCTCGCCGGTACCACGCCGTCCCTCACGTTCAGGGCATTCCTCGGAAAAGACAAGTAGTCTGTGTTTGATCATGAATGAAACTGGCCCTGCGTAAAAACAGGGCCAGTACCCAAAGGAGAAACAAGATGGCACAAATCACTGTTTACGACCTGGACAACCAGCCCCACCAGAAAGAATCAGTTGATGCCAATGAGTGCGTTCGCCAGCTCGGTTGGACTACGCACCCCAAGGTAGTGGAAAAAGCGGCGGTAGAAGTTGATGTTCCGCTTTTCATTGACCCACCTGCTGATCACAAGGCCAAGAAGTAAATGGCCCTCATAGTAGAGACAGGGGCTGTAGTCGCTGGCGCTGATTCTTACGTGACGCTCGCGGAGGCTACCACATACCACGAAGCTCGCGGGAATACCGCGTGGGCGGGTGCGGCCTCTGACGCTTTACGAGACTCTGCCCTTCGCAGAGCAACAGTTTATATCGACCAGCACTACTATGGACGCTGGAAAGGGACACCGCCCAAGCCGCTGACCCAGTGTCTGCAGTGGCCACGGTCTGGCGTCCGCCTTTCAGACCCTTCTGTGTTTGTCGGGGTATCCCCATCTTTCTATGATGTGGCCTATTCCGGATTCCTGCCAGACAACGTCATACCCCAGCGCCTGAAAGACGCCTGTTGCGAAGCTGCTCTGCGCGAACTGAGTTCACGGCTTTCAGCTGACCAGAAGCGGGGTGGGAAGGTCCAGAGTGTGACCATCGGGCCCATTACCCAGAGTTTTTCGGCAGACGCACCTGGCGGAAATTCATACCCAGTAATTGACCAACTCTTGGTCGCCTTACTGAACCCCCGTGGTTCAATCACATTGGAGCGTTCGTAGTGGCTAACTTGTATGAAGAACTGCGCGATGGCACTGCTCGGCCACTATTTATTGAATACGGGTTGAAGGTTGTTCTCAAATGCCCCGGTGAAGGGATATACGAACCCTTGAGTGGATTGGTGTCAGAAGCTGTGGATACTGAGTACCCGGGATATGGCATTGTTGTGGAGTATTCTACCAAGGACGTTGACGGCACAATCATTACCCAAGCAGATAAGAAGCTGCTCCTGATTCTGGACAACACCAACATCACGCCCGCGGTTTCCCACACCATAGAAATAAGCGGTAGCGAGTATGAGGTCAAGAACGTAAGTACCTTGTCTCCGGGGGGAACTGATATACTCCACACAATACAGGTAAGAAAATAATGTCTAATGATTTTTCGATAAACCTCTTGAGGTTTGCTGAAAAATTCAATGTCGAGCACACACTGTTGGTTCGTAAAATATCCTTTGAGGCTTTTGCCAGCATCATCAATATGACACCAGTAGACACGGGCCGAGCACGGGCCAACTGGGGTTGTTCCACAGAGGGGCATACTATATTCTACGATTTGAATCTTACTGACAAAGATGGGTTGACAACACTCAATAGTATTGCTGATAAAGTAACAGCCTGGAACTGCAACGGGTCTATTTTCTTGACAAACAACCTCCCTTACATTGGGGCGCTGGAGTACGGTCACAGTAAGCAAGCCCCGAGCGGAATGGTCCGGCTAACAGTTGAGCGCTTTCGCTCACTGATAATAGAAGCGGTGAAGTGATGGGTAGTACAACATACTCAGACATCAGAGCAGCACTTTCACAGCATCTGAAAAATATGCCGGGGGTATACTCAATCGCTTGGGAGAACGCACCGTTCACCACTGCCATTGGCCAACCTTATTTGATCCCAACTGTTCTGTGGACAGAAGGCTCGCAAGCTGAACTCGGGGCGAATGGCCGTAACTGGGAACGCGGGATTTACCAAATAACCTGCATCTATCCATCGGGGACCGGAACAGGTGAGTCAACGAAGTTCGCAGGATTGGTGC